TATAGTGGTGCATTCTATATCCATGCAGACGGGGACGAAGGTTCTTTAGATATTATAGATAAAGACTGTAAGGTCGTATCAGACTTTCCACATTCAACTAGAACACCTACATCTTATAGTATTCAACCTACGTCAGGAAAGTTAGTGTTGTTCCCTAGTGGTACTATGCATATGGTAGAACCTAACATGACAAACAAAGAACGTTATTCAGTTGCATTTAATATTGAAATGAGATATCAGACTAATGAAGGTAGATTTCCAATAAATGAAGATACTTACAATGGGGACGAATTTAAATTTGAAATAGACCCTAATGGAGACCCCATACTGAAGTAGATATCCTAAATAGATATATGGATATCATAGTAAACCCAACAATTCTTTGGAACGTCATCATAACTGTAATAGTTTTGCCGATTGGATTCCTTGTTCGTTCAATCCTAACGGAACAAAATAGACTAAACATTCTTGTCAATAGAACTAGAGAAGAAATAGCTAGAGACTATGTTACTAGAGACCAAATAGAAAAAGACTTCGAAAGAATCATGGATACTATAACACGTATTGATGAGAAACTAGACAGACTTCAAACAAAGACATACTTCCAAGACTAAAAACGTATAAATAGTATTACAAAAGGAATACTATTATGGCACAACCGAATTCAAAAGACACATTTAAGCAATACATTAAGAGGGCTCTTGGAGCTCCAGTCTTGGAAATCAATGTTGATGATGACCAAATGGACGATAGAGTCGATGAAGCACTTCAATATTTTCGTGAATACCACTATGATGGTAGTGTAAAAACTTATCTAAAACATCAACTTACTGAAGAAGAACTTACTGCATGGAAAACAAACGAAACCCATAATGCCGCAACAACTGGAACTCAGAATATTGCAAACCAAACTTATGGAGAAGGTCAGAACTATATCACACTTCCCGAACATGTCCTTTCAGTTATAAACCTATTCCCATTCTCAAGTGGTGTCAAATCTAATATGTTTGATTTACAATATCAACTTAGACTAAATGACCTTTGGGATTTAACATCTACAAGTATTTTATACTACTCACAAGTGCAATCTCATCTTACAATGATGAACAACATGTTGGTGGGTCAGATACCAATACGTTTCAATATGCATAGTAATAGACTATACATAGATTACAATGTAGATAAACTAACAGCAGGTGAGTTCATTATCATCGAATGTTACAGAAAGTTAGACCCAACAGATATGACTGATATCTATAACGATATGTGGTTGAAGAAATATGCAACTGCAAAAGTTAAATATCAATGGGGTGAGAACCTTTCTAAATTCCAAGGTATTCAGTTGCCTGGCGGAGTTACACTTGATGCACAACAAATAAAACAAGAAGCACAAGAAGAGATTCAAAGACTAGAAGAAGAATCAAGATTGAACTTTGAAATGCCTGTCATGGATATGATTGGTTAATACGGACATAAATTATGCCTACAAATGTATTTTTTAACCATGCAGTAAACACTGAACAACACCTCTATGAGGACTTAGTTGTTGAATCGTTAAGAATGTATGGACATGAAACATTCTACCTACCGAGAGAAATTGTAGAGGAAGATACAATTCTTGGAGAAGATGTGCAATCATCTTTCGGTGATGCATATTCTGTAGAGATGTACTTAGAAAATACGGAAGCATTTGAAGGAGAGGGAGACCTCATGTCTAAGTTTGGTGTCCAAGTAAGAGACCAAGCAACCTTTGTTCTTTCTTTAAGAACATGGGAAAGATTTATATCACTAGACTCTAACCTTGCAACATCACTAAGACCTAATGAAGGAGACCTAATCTACTTCCCTCTTAGTGGTTCAATGTTTGAAATTAAATTCGTAGAACATGAGAATCCATTCTATCAAGTTGGAAAACTATTCGTGTTCAAAATGCAGTGTGAACTCTTTGAATACAGTGGAGAAGATTTCGATACTGGAATGGCTGCAGACTTCATAGAAAACGAACAAGCATACACAATCGAGATGACTATGGCAAGTGGTGGAAGTGGAAGTTATACAGTTGGTGAAGTAATCAATTACAACTCTGCATCTGCTGGAGAGGTCATTGGTTGGGTAGAATCAACACGAACACTTACTATTAAAGATAACACTAGAACACTTGCAATCGGTGATACCTTAGTCGGTGTGTCATCAACTGCATCATATGTCATCGAAACAATTGTAGATGTCTTAACATTTGCAAACGATGGTAATGCACAAAACAAAGACTTTGAAGATAAAGCAGATGGATACTTAGACTTCTCAGAAACCAATCCTTTCGGTGAGGTCTCATAATGTTTGGAACATATTTTTATAATGAAACGATTAAGAGAGCAGTCTCTATCTTTGGAACATGTTTTAATAACATTACAGTTAAGAAAGTAAAAGCAGACGGAACTGTTCTAACCGAACAAAAGGTTCCAATATCATACGGCCCAAAGCAGAAATTCCTAGAAAGACTAGCAGAAGATGCTGACCTAAACGATGGTATGAGAAGTGCAATCAGTCTACCAAGACTTGCATTTGAATTAAATGGTTTTAATTACGACCCACAAAGACAACAAAATAAACTAATTAGAAATACAAGAACAACAGTTGAAGCAAATGATATCGGAAAGAGAGGGTATCAATATCAACCAGCACCTTATGACTTGAACTTTACACTAAGTGTTCTTGCAAAGAACATGAATGATGCATTACAAATCGTAGAACAGATATTACCATATTTCCAACCCGAGTATACAGTCACTATGAAAATGATTGATACTATGACTGATTACAGAGATGTACCGATAGTATTGAATTCAGTTGCAATGAATGACACTTATGAGGGTGGATTTGAAGAAAGACGTGTAATAGAATATACACTAGAGTTCACAATGAAGTTATACATGTTCGGCCCTGTTTATACTGGTGAAGTTATCAGAAATGTTATTGAAAGAGATTACATTGGTGATGGTAATGATGCATTTACAAGTACAGAAATAGATGCAGCTGGTCTAGTCAAAGAGGTCAAACACTATGAACCTGCGTTCTCAGCAGTTTCAAATGCAGTTTCAGGTTCCACAACAGTGACCTTTCCTACTGCAATAAATAGTTCTATAAGTGCAAACGATGAGGTATTCGGAACAAACCTATCAACTAATCCGACTGTCTCAAGTATTGCAGAAGATAAACAATCAATAGTAGTGTCTAGTGCAGTTACTATTGATGCAAACACTACACTTAAATTTGTAGGTTCTGTAGATGCAAACGATACATTTGTAATTGCAGAAACTGTAAGTTTTTATGATGACGGAGCTGGTTCTACATTTACTGAAGACAAGGTCACCGATGCGAGTTAACTATGAAAGACAATATAGACGATAAGTTAAACGACTTATTAGATATCGATACAGAAATCAAAACAGTAAGTTCCAATGTAGTAAAGGTCACTCCTCGTTCAGAGAGTATTGAGAGTGACTATAAGTATGCACGTGAGAACCTCTACAACCTCGTAGAGAGGGGTCAGGATGCAATTGAAGGAATACTCGAACTATCTAAAGAAACCGAACACCCGAGGGCATACGAGGTCGCAGGACAGCTTATAAAGACTGTCGGTGAGACTGCAGAGAAACTACTTGATGTGCAGAAAAAGATTAAAGATTTAGAAAAAGATGACGAAAGGAAAATAGGTACACAACACAATCACCTATATGTGGGGTCTACTTCAGAACTACAAAAGTTCCTAAAGAAAGAGAAACAAAAAGAATAGAGTATGGTTGCAAAAATTAATGATGGTTATCTTGGTAATAATCTTGTAAAACGTGCTGGTGTAGAAACTAAGTATACGGATGAGGAATTACAAGAGTACATAAAATGTTCTAATAACCCTGTTCATTTTATAGAATCATATTGTTCCATTATATCATTAGATGAAGGTCTTGTCAAATTTAAACTTCGTGGATATCAACAAAATCTAATAGAACACTATGATGATAATCGTTTCAATGTAGTTCTTGCATCACGTCAGAGTGGTAAGTCAATCACATCATGTGCATATCTATTATGGTATCTACTATTCAATCCCGAGGTTACTGTAGCAGTTCTTGCTAACAAAGGTGTAATTGCAAGGGAAATGATATCCCGTATTGTTACCATGTTAGAGAGTGTTCCATTCTTCTTACAACCAGGCGTCAAGATTCTAAACAAAGGTAATATCGAGTTTGGAAATGATAGTAAAGTAGTTGCAGCTGCAACATCTTCGAGTTCTATTCGTGGATTGTCTATAAACCTCTTGTATCTTGATGAGTTTGCGTTCGTAGAAAATGCAGAAGAGTTCTATACATCTACCTATCCCGTTGTTACCTCGGGTAAAAATTCAAAGGTTATTATCACATCTACTGCAAATGGTGTTGGTAATATGTTCTATAAGATATATGAGAGTGCAGTACAGGAACAATCTGAATACAAAAACTTCCTTATCAACTGGTTTGACGTGCCAGGCAGAGATGAAGAGTGGAAGAAACAGACCATTGCAAACACATCCGAAACCCAGTTTGAACAGGAATATGGAAACAGTTTTTTAGGGACAGGTAATACCCTCATAAACAGTAATGTTTTACTAGGATTACGCTCTATAGACCCCGACTGGAATCGTGATAATATAAATATATACACTAGACCCATAGAAGGACATTCATATGTATGCACCGTGGATGTATCCAAGGGACGAGGTATGGATTACTCTACATTTAGTATTTTTGATGTGAGTACTCAACCATTCAGTCAAGTTGCAACATTTAGGGACAATATGTTGTCACCAATGCTACTTCCTGATATGATAAATAAGTATGTAAAACCATACAATGAAGCATTAGTGATAGTAGAGAACAATGCAGAGGGTGGAATGGTTGCAACACAATTGCACTATGATATAGAATATCCAAATGTCTTCGTACAAGGAATGACAAAACAGGAAGATATCGGTGTGACAATGAACCGAAAGATTAAAAGAGTCGGGTGTTCCACATTAAAAGAGTTATTAGAAGAAAATAGATTAGAATTGATTGACCGTGCAACTATAACTGAATTACTAACATTTGTTAATAAGGGTAATTCATATGAAGCTGCAAAGGGTTATCATGACGATATGGTTATGAATTGTGTATTATTTGCATGGTTTGTAACAACAGAATTTTTCTATCATCTAACAGATTCACAAGTTAAAGACTTGTTGTATTCAGAACAACAGAAAATGATAGAAGATGATATGCTACCAGCAGGAGTTTTCGGTACAACACCTGCAGAAGAAGTCTCATTCGTAGATAAAGAAGGGGATAGGTGGTTTCAAACATAAATTATAGTGTGTTGGTGGGTTTTTAATTGTTATAAATAAAACAGTAAACAACACTTTTTACATTAACAGGAGTAAAAGAGTATGACATTTCAAGTATCACCAGGCGTTCAAATCTCAGAAATAGATTTGACAAATGTTGTTCCAGCAGTATCCAGTACAACTGGTGCATTTGCAGGTTCATTTAATTGGGGCCCTGTTGATGAAGTTGTAACAGTTTCAGATGCAAAGGGTTTGGTAGACAATTTTTCTTCACCAGCAAATTCAGTTGCAGGAGCTGAAGACTTCTACACAGCAGAATCCTTCCTAAAATATGGTTCTTCATTAAGAATCGTTAGGATAAACACAAACGGTCTTTTCAGTGCAAATGCAAGTGGAAATGCCTCTTCATTACTAAAAAACAACGATGACTATGTAAACACTTATAAGAGTGGTGGACAAGCAGGAACTGCAGGACAGTGGATAGCAAGAAACCCAGGCTCACTAGGTAATTCATTAAAAGTATCATCATGTGCTAGTGCAGACGCATACTACAACGATAACGTAACTACAGTAGACGGAAACGAAGGAACAGGACAAACTGTTATTTCCGTAGCAAGTGGTGCAGTATTCATCGTTGGAGATATAATCAGATTTGCAGGACACAATACAGAATATAAAATCACTGCAATCAATACAAACGACTTAACAGTAGAAGCAGTAGGACAACCTGCTGGAAGTGGTTTAACAGTTGATGTTGCAACTGGTGTTCAAGTATCAAGATATTGGGAACACTATGCATTATTCAGTAAAGCACCAGGCACATCTTCAGGTGCTACACTTGCAGGTGCAGGTGCAGACGAACTACACATTGTAGTTATTGACGAAGATGGTGTAATTTCAGGTGCATCAGGAACAGTTTTAGAATCATATGGTTTTGTATCACTTGCATCAGATGCTAAAGATGCACAAGGTGGTTCAATGTACTATAAAGATGTAGTATCAAATGGTTCATCATGGGTATATTGGAGTGGACATAACACTGCAACAGACCTAACAACATCAGAAAGTAGAACACTTGCACAATCAGTAAGTGATGCATTTACTGGCCCATCAACACCTTTCTCATCATCATTAAGTGGTGGTGCAGATGGTAGAATATCTACTGCAGGTGAGAAACATGGTGCATGGTCAACTCACTTCGGTGATGCAGAAACTATCGACTTCTCAATGTTATTAGTAGGTTCAACAAGAACTGATAACGGAAGTGGTGTTCAACAAGACCTTCTTGCAGATTGGACAACATTAACAAACCAAGCAATCCTTCTTTGTGAAACAAGAAAGGACTGTATGGCAATATGTTCACCAAGATATGCAGATGTCGTGGGTGTTTCATCAGAAGAAACACAATCAAGTAATGTAATCACAACTGCAAATACAGCAACATCAAGTTCTTATGCAGTTATCGATTCAACATGGGTATATCAATACGATAGATTCCATGACACATACAGATGGATTCCTGCAAACGGACACACTGCAGGTATTATGGCAAGGTCAGACCTATTAAGAGATGCATGGGTATCTCCTGCTGGGTTCTCAAGAGGTCAATACTTAGGTATAACTAAACTTGCATTCAATCCAAAACAAGGTTCAAGAGACGATTTATATCGTGCAAGAGTTAACCCTGTTGTCACATTCCCCGGCCAAGGTACATTGTTATATGGAGATAAGACTGCATTAACAACACCTAGTGCCTTTGATAGAATTAACGTAAGAAGGTTATTCATCGTATTAGAGAAAGCAATTGCAACTGCAGCTAAAGCTCAGTTGTTTGAATTTAACGATGCATTTACT